CCGCACTAGCTGCCGCCAAAGCTCGCGGCGTCAAGCTCGGCTCGCCCAACCCTGCCGCTGCTGGCCGTGCGTCAGCGGCCAAGCGCGTGGCGCGTACTAACGTCGTTGCCAAGCAGGCAATGCCTATTGTCTCGGTGCTTCGTGAGGCTGGTGCCTCACTACGCACCATCGCCGCCAAGCTAAACGAGGCGGGTATTCCAACAGCACTGGGCGGGCAATGGTACGCCAGCACTGTGCGCAATCTAATGGGAGCAAACTAATGGGGTTTGAGGATGACCCGCAGGCGCAGACTGCGGATTTGCTGGGCAGCTTTAAAAAGGCTGACCCATTCACTTTTGAAAATAAACTCGGCGGCTCGTCTGCGCTAAACCTCGGCGAGCCACCAATGACCAAGGGGCAACGCGACCACCAGCGCCGCAAGCAGACGGTCAAGTTTGGAACATTTAGCCGTAAGGGAAAAAAACAATGAAACAGGAAATCATCGGCGGGGCATTGCTGCTATTGCTTGCCATATCATTTACCAACGCCTTGTCAGACACATATAACGTCTGGGGCTTAATTGCTTGGCTAGGGGGTGCAAACTGATGGAGATTATCAGGCGTAAAGACGCAATAGCGCAGGGGTTGGTGCGGTACTTTACCGGCAAGCCTTGCAAGCGCGGTCATGTTGTCGAGAGGCACACAATTGATGGGCAATGTTTAGAGTGCGGCAAAGCAAAAACTAAAAGAATGCGGGTAAAGCACAGAGACAAGCGCCTCGCATATGAAGCTGAATATAGGAAAAACAACCCTGACTTGGTTTCACAGCGCGCAGCTAATTGGAGAAAAAACAATCCTGATATGATCAAAGCATACTCAAAAAAATATTATCGGGAAAACTTGCAGGCTTGCACAGAGCGAGCCAATAAATGGAAGGAACAAAATCACGATTATGTTTTGCAAAGGCGCAAAGAATACTATCAAAACAATTTGCAAAAATGCAGAGCATTATCGAAAAGATGGAAAGACAACAATAGGGAGAGGATCAGCCTTTATAATGCTATGAAACGCCCGGAACGTGATGAGCGGCTCAAAACAGCTACACCCGAATGGGTCGATCAAAGCTGTATTGCTATTAAGTACAAAGAGCGCGACTGTATGAGCCGAGTAACTGGCTTGGCGCATCACGTTGATCATGTCGTGCCACTGAAAGGCAAAAACATTTGCGGCCTTCATGTGCCGTGGAACTTGCGAGTGATCCTTGCAAGAGACAATTTAGCAAAACACAACAAATGGGAGACAGTATAATGGTCGGAAAATTAACTAGCGATTTCGAGTTGAGCGCAAGCCGTACCCCGGCCTTGCTAAACGCATCGCCTTGGCAAACCCGCAATGAATTGCTGGCTGAGATGATCAAGCTGGATGAGGGCGGCGAAAAAGAATGGTTCGCCCAGAATGAGGCGATGGAATGGGGCGACCGGCTGGAGCCTGTCATCTTGCAGACCGCAGCCAACAGGCTCGGCCTGACCAATGTTGAGGTCGACATTGACAAGCCATACCATCACGATCACTTGCCGTTTGCGGCCAGCCTAGACGGCACTGGCGTGGGCAACAAGCCTGTCAAGGCAGACTGGACTAATGGCATTTATGTGCCGCAGGGCGGGATTGTCGAGATGGCAGGCCAAGGCATCCTAGAGGCCAAGCTGACTAGCGCACGGCCAGAGGAGATACCGGCACCGCATCGAGGCCCGCTGCAATTGCAGGCTCAGATGATGTGTACTGGCCTGTCGTATGGATGTGTCGCAGTCTTATACCAAGGCACAGAACTGAGGCTGTTTGTTTACCGCGCCGATGAGGTTGTGCAAGGCCGCATCCGCGAGGCCATCATCGACTTTGAAAACCGCAGAAAAAATATTGACTGGTATCCTGTGACCTCGCCAGAGGACGGCGCTGTTGCCTACAGCCGCACAGACGCTGACGCACCGCCCATCGAGCTAGAAGGCGACGACGCAATGTGGGTCGACCATTTGATGACGGCCAAGGCCAACAAGGCGATGGCAGAGCGTGAGATCGACATTGCCACCGCTGCCATAATGGACAAGATGGGCAGCCACGACACAGCCTTCGCGTCGGTTGGTAATCGCCGGGTGCAAGTTAAGTGGCCGACACGCAAGATGCGCGCCCAGCCTGAGAAGGTCGTGCCTGCAAAGCCTGAGACTGTCGTGCGCCAGAAAACCCTAACGCTAAAGGAGATTGACTGATGGCTAAACAGAACGGCCCAAGGCGCAAGGAAAGCTCGTGGAAGCCGGTTGTGGATGCTGTGGCTGCTTACCACCGCCACAACGGCTACGGCCCGACAGTGAGCGAAATAGCTTACGTTGTGGGGCGATCAAGAACAGCCGTCAGGTTTCAGTTGGACAAGCTGATAGAGGATGGCATCATAACGCACACGCCCGGCAAGATCAGAACGATCAGGGTGGTTGAGTAAAGGGGCGAAAGCCCCTTTATTTTGTTAGGCCTTTTACTTTTTCTACAGTTCTGAGGCCGCCTAAACCAAGCATCCCCAAAAGCACAGTCATCAGGCTATCCATATCAAATGCCGGTAACTCAGGCGCTTCCACGCCAGCATAAGAAAAACCAAAGATAGTTATTGGGGCTAAAACAAAGTGCCATATCATCGCAAAGCTCAGGCCCCAGCCAAGGAAGGGTCGCCAACCCGCCACAAAAATACTGCGGTGCTGCGCTTCCATCTTGTTAATTTCTAGCTGACCCTTGGCAAGCTCTTGCGCGTGGTTCTGTGCCATTGTGGCAACCTCATGCGCGAGCCTTGCCTTCTGATCCTTGTCCTCAATGAACTTATCCAGCAGGCCGGTGACTGGCCCAATTAGTGTTTCAAGCATTTACTTACCCTCGTGGCTCATCCAGACGGCAAAGGCACCAGTGGCCGCACCGACTATCGTTGAAACAAAAGCGGTCTGCTGCGTGGTGGCGGCAGTACCCAAACCCATAAACCAGTCGCATACGTTCCAAGCCATCACTGTAAACACCAGCATCATCAACCTCGGTATGACCTTGTATTCGACTAGCGTCTTACTCATCTGACTTTTTTCCCCAATTGATTATCTCATCAATGGTTCTGCCGCAACCAATGCACCTGACGCGATCCTTGTCCAGAACGCATATGCCAACGCAGGGGCTTTTAGCCATCAGCCAGCGCCCTCATCCTTTTAACCAAACGCTCCGAGCGATTTGGCAGTTGACGCGCCCACTTGCTGTCGAGCATCTCTAGCGCAGCCCCAGCCCAATCCCTGTCATTGACGCACTGACGCATAGCCTTAAAAAGCCTCATTCTGGGCAATCCCATATTGAACATCATGTTGGCGATTATGCGCTGTGCCTCTTCGGGCAAATCACTGAAATCCTCGTAAAGGCGATGGCAGTCCTCGCGCACGATAGCTATGTCCAGATCAAATAGCTGCTTCATCCGGCGCTCAGTGATCGTGTAGCCCTCTGGCTTGCCGTGTTCTGTGTCGCCCTCAATGATGCGATGGCCTACGCCAACAGTGAGATAGCCAGCCGTGCAGCGATATATATCGAGGCGCATACCCTCATCAGAAATCAGCTCATCGCGTAGCTTTTCGATATCCATTACCGCCTCATTTCCCTAGCCAGCGCGACAGCTTTGAGCCAGCTTTCCTCTTCAGCCTCGCGAGAAAACGCACTGCCTTGCATTCTTTTGCTGTACTGCTGTACCTGACTGACGTGGAAGAATAAGCAGCTTCTATGTTCCTTGCCACACAACACCAGTATGTCATAATCTGCCCAATCCTTTGTGTTACGCGGTAGATGCTTCGCCGAACAGCCAGACCCAAGCTGAAAATGATAAGCCGGAGTTCGCTTGCCTTTCTGTAATAAAAAGCTCGAAGTCTTAACTTGTATCCTAAGTATCGTGTTATCAGTGTTTGAAATAGCAACGCCATCAATTTTATCCTGTGCCGCAGGGGCATAAGCCCACCCCATAGATAATATGGCTGCGGCGGCTAGGTGTTCGCCAATTAACCCGGTTCTGGTTTCGCTCAATTTTTAGACGCCAGCCATACAATCCAAAAGAATATTCCAAAAGATACAATGCCTAACGCCACAATAGCAATAGCCTCTATGACTTTCTGGCGCGCCTCTTGCTGCTTGTAAATCATCTCTTGGCGCTCTTTACGGATACGGCCTTCTAGCTGGATCAGGTCAGCCCAAGCCTGCGGGCCATACGTCATTTGCAGGTACTGTTTAAGCTCGGCTCGCTGGCTCTCCAACTTCTTCTTGGCGGCATAAACTTGCAGCGCCTCACTCTGGACTGCGTCTGCGCCTTTTAGCTTTTTGAACAGCGGCGGGTTCTTCGCTTGCTTCTCGGCTTGGTCGATGTCGCTGGCCGCCTTCATCCAACGCGACACGTCGCCAATACAGCTCTCCAGCTCTCGGCCTGCCGAAACCATTTGCTTGATTGTGTTAAATGCGGCTGTAGCCCCAGAGAGCGCAGCGCCTATCGTGATCGGGTCTATGACAACATCCCTTTCCTAAGCAAGTCA